TTTTTTTTTAAGCGTCTAGGTTTATCAGCATAACGTCATTTCACTGCTGAAGCCGGGAGAGGCACTCCATTTTGAATAAAATAAGTAAGAAACGCAGGGGTCATGTAGGTTTTCGCTGGACGTTAGCTATCTGAATATTAGTTTTTCTCAGACTGACATGATACCCTACTCAGAGGTAAGTACCCGCGACTGCCTGGAAGTTGTCATACGTGGGAACTTCATAAGTGAAAGAGAGATCTTGGTCAGATGCCAAAGAAACTCCTTTGAAGAACGTGTGGTATGGGGCAATGTCCAATTCGTCGAAGGTGAGTGTGTAGATAAATTTAGAGTTAGCAAGATCATACTTTTGTAAGAGTCTGCCGCGTGAAACGTGGAATGCACGGTTTGTCGCGACTGCTCCAGAAGATGTCTTGAGGTGTGTGAACTCAATCAGAAGCCTGCGGTTGAAATAAACGACTGCTTGCGTAAAGTTAAGTTGTGGAGCATCTGAAGCATCGAATGTGGCGGTAGCTTTGAGAGAGCGTGGGAGTTGCTCTTCATCTTTGTTTTCGAAAGTGAGGCCGCTGCATTTGGTTTCTTTGATGTAGATGCGATTGTATGTGGATGTAGTGGGGCGTGAGAGAAGAAGATCGCCTGAGAGCTTGACGTGCCATTCGCAATAATCGCCGACTTGAGGAGGGGAGAGTACAATGATAACAACTTTGCCATATGAACCGAAGCGAAGGATGTTGTCATTTTGAGTGAATCTCGTACCGGAAGTGGAGATATTGAAGGCTGTGGCGTTGCGAGGACGTAGCATTGCAGAGACTTCAGCACGTGCAGATTGGAGAAGATTGTGGTGACGAGCTTTCTCGGTGGTATCATGCATACAAGAAACATTGGGATCTGGTATGAAATACGCTTGAGCCATGCCGGAAGTGGTACCCATTGGGGAGACAGGGGTCCATTCGAAAGCAAGGCCATCGAACCTATAATCGAGGTAATTAAGTGCCCATTCACGAAATTCGTGTTGAAGGCGTAGGTCGATGGGAAATTCGGCAATAACTTCGCCGCGCTGATGCGTGTGGTGGATAGTCACGGGCTGTATGAAGTGCGAAAAGTAGTACTTAGCCTCAGCAGAGTTAAAGGCAAGGTTTCCAGCTGTGAAGCTGGCTTGCGGCTCTGCTAAAGAAGTAGGTGCAGTCTCGACTGCAACTTGTTCGTCAGACATTTTAAACGTGCGATTATTTATTTGGAGTCCTCGTAAAGAGAGACTGTGACGCACTCGCCATGCTGCTTGTAGTCGAAATCTTGATGAGCTTGGTAAGAGGTGAGTTCTGCCTGGGTGTGGACATTCTGAAGGTAGTAGGGCACTCCGTTGATGTAGTATGTCCTGGGCATTGTGAACTCGTGCGTGTGATAGTCGCAAGCGCCCGGTAACTTGTGGATGTGGATGTATGTTTGTGTGTTTGTGGTTTGTGCGTTGGCGGCAGAACTGCCAGTGGAAGAGTCTGTGCCAGGTGTGTATGTAGGATCCACATAGGAAAAATGCACCTCCCAGATGAGAGGATACGGAAGATGTGGATTTATCTCGCCAGATGTGTATGAAGAGTAAGGCCAGCGTGCTGATGTGGTGGTCACCCACTCTTTGAGAGTGTCTCGCGCTGAATGGTGAGTGACCTGTACGTTGAAGTGATCGTGTCGTATGGGTGTGTCTATAGAATAAGAAGATGAAATATATAGTTGCCCAGCTTGCTGTGTTGAGCCTAGAGAAGAGAGCAGTACCGGGTGTGAGAATGAAAGTAGCTGCATCGTTTTGAAGTGTGTGTGTGTTTATTGAATATTGAGGGTATAGAAATTGTCGTCGAGGAGCGACATCTCGATGTCCTGAAGATGTGTTGACATGCCCCACCCATCGGGTAGTGGGGATTGGATCTTGACATCTCCTAAGACTGCAACGTGGTCTTCTGTGCGTACGAGCGTAGGATTGGTCGCCTCTGCGGCATAGCCTCCTGTAGAGAGCTGCAGGGTTGCCATCTTGTGCACGAGATCGTCGCCCATGAGGTCGGTCCATTGAAGCAAGTAATAGTCCTCTCCTTGCTTTTCTGGGATGGCACCGTCGAAATAGAGCGTGGTCTTGTACGATTCTGTGGGGACAAGAGCTGAGTCGTTGGCGTCTATGGACGTGTCGTGCGTCGCAACCCTGAGGGTGGGGCCTTGCTTGTAGTGGATGAGCTCTGCGTACTTGAGCGCGCTGGTAAGCTTCGCCTTGACCTTTCCGGTGGCATCCATAAGAACCAAGTTTATCTGAAATGCAGATGCTCTTGAGTCTCTGGGAAATGCGGCCTCGTGAAATTTGGGGTCTTTCACATTTGTGGAGGGGCGGAAAATGATGTTGGGCGCAACAGTACCGATGTGCGTAAGAGAGTTTTGGTGTGCAAGCTGGACGACCATCTCTGCTACGGTGCGACGCGAGCCTAAGTGGGAGTTGACAGTGACGCCGGTTGCTTCCTCGCCTGTGGGCATTGCGATCTTGGTGGAGCGGACGGTGGTGACCAGGGGAGTGACATGGATTGGGTCCGCGAATCTGATGTCGTAGGTCACCAACACTGTGATGCCTTGCCTTCCTGTTGTCTTGGAGCCCGTTGCAATAGGAGGAAAGGTGTCTGCGCCAGCGTGCTTGATAAGTTCTCCGTTCTTTAGTCCGCAGAAAGAAGGGAAGAAGACCGAGCCGTAGGAAGATGTGCGCCTTGTCTGCTGATCGGGCAGGAGATAGCGCCACCCTCCAAGAATGGGAATGTTTACGCTCATTGATTGGCCATTTTGCTGCAAAGTGAGCGCACGTTGCCGAGACTTGAAGGGGTCGATGGCGTACTGAGGGTCCTCGTGAAAGCCCACACCGTATGCTCCGAAGACCTTGAAGGGGTTTGAAGAGCACTGAAAGTCGATGCGAAGATTGCTGATTTGGTAGCGCGCGTACTTGCGCGCTTCTTCGCGAAGAGATCTGGTGAGAAGGCCATTGGGGCCCACAGCATCGAGCGTGAGAAGGGCGGGATAGCCGTGCTCGATTGCCTCCGCAACATGCGTGGCATAGTAGCGGACGTCCGTGACAAGGTCTGACCTGCCTAACGGCTCTGAGATTGCGTTCAAGATATCCATCCTTGGTGATTTTGCCGTGGAGATTGTGTTTATTAAGAAGGACACCCTTTATTGCAGCGACTGAGCGAGGTTGGGCTCGACTTTGTCAAAAGAGAGCTGGTAGGTCGTGCGCGTCTTGGGCATGAACACGTTCGGCAGAGGATTCTTGCGGTCAGTGCCCACCAGCAAATATCGAAAGAGGTTGTCAGGCGAAAGCGTCGCCGGAACCTCTGGACTCTTGAAGATCGTGGGCATGAGAAGGGCAGCCATGCCTGCACCGAACTTGGGCATGCTCTTGAAGAAGCCGCTCTTGCGGTACTTGGCTAGCTCAAGACCATCATGCATGAAGTAGCGCATGGTCTCTTCCATCATCATTATGTCGCCATAGGACCAATAAAGGCCCACAGTCTGAAAGTGGTGAGCATTGATCATGTATGCGAAGTGACGCTGCGTGGCCGTTGAGTGGTACACCAAAGAGGCTCGGAGACTGTCTGCGAGCTGAATCACCCTGTCAATAGTGATGAACTCACGCGAAGTGAACCTTGCATACATGCGCGGAATGTTGAGATAACAACCACGAGGCGTGACAAAGTAGTTCAAGAACTCACCGACTTTTGTGACGGTCCACTTGATGTAGCCGGGCTGGTACCACGTGCGCGCGTAGCCGAGGCAGGGGACGTTGCCGTCGTCACCCTGCGCAGCAATGAACGCAGGGGAGTCGAAGATGAAGGAGGCGGCGACCTCTGCCATGGAGTGACACGTGTTAGCGAGTAGCGTGTCCTTGCGACCAGACTGCATGTTGCGCTCGGCGTGCACTTGAACATATGCACAGTCGAACGTATACGACATCATGAGCGTATCCATGAGTTGCACTGCAAATTCAGGCAGACCCATAGCTCTATGAAGCATGCGGCGGAACAAAATCTGAGGCCAATCTTGATTTTGATCCTGCTGGTCGATGTCAGAGTTGATGTGGAAGAGGTCGTTCCAGTACGCGTCGCGATCTGTGTAGCCGTGCTCTTTCATGTGCAGGTCGTACTTGTCGCGGATCTTGGCAAAGAGCACCTCAGGCGGATAACCATGTCCAGGAATAAATTTCTGGCTGTTGAATGGCCCGCGGAGTGTGCCCTCCATCTTCTTGATGATGAGGCCGACAGTGGAGTTGACGATGTAGGGCTGGGGTGAGACACTCTGTCCACCCTTCTTGTAGACCACATGACCCAAAACCTCGTCGTACGCGTACTTCAAGCCCAAATCTGCTCCCTCTTTGACTCCGGTCTTGGCTTGCGTCTTGCTAAAACCGGGAATCTTCCATGAGGAAGCGTAGCCATCACCGTAGAACATCCAGCCTTTCTCGTCATCAAAGCCGTGTTTCTTGGCCGCATCCTTGTCAGCGTCTGCTGCCTGAAAGAGCTCGTCATCAGAAACTGCGCAGACGGGAATACCCTCTGGAAACCAGGTCTTCTGAAAAGCGTCGAACAGCAGCAATGCGTGCTCCTCGTCAGAACGGCACCACAGCTTCTTGTTGTCAGACTGGCGCGCAACGCGCTCGATTGCCGTGTTGACTTGCTGATTAGGCGTGTCATTCTGATAGAAGCCGGCGACCCAACCACAAAGGCCAAAGTACTTGGTTTCTCGCTCCGTGTCTGTGATGGAAGACATGCTGGAGACAACTGCCACGACGGGAGAAGCATCGACGCCGTAGTCACCTTCTGCCACTCTGTCAACGTTGCCTCGGCAAGCGGCTATCTTGCGGACAGTCATTTTTCGCCGCATCTTCATGCGCGCGCCTTCATGTGGCGGCCTGAAGTTTGAGAAGCAGTAACGCGCGTTGACAGAGCCGGAAGGAGTGACCGCTGGGCACTGTGCATTGAAGTTGTAGTTGGAGCCAAGGAAGCATGCAGTGCCCATGTTGTTTGGCGGAACTGAGCCAGTGTACATCTCGGGATCCATGTTGTGCATGTGCGATGACCGAGGATAGAAACCGTACTCATTCCTCGCAAGTGTCATAGGACGGTTGCCTTCGAGGCGCGTGACCGTGGCGTTAGTCGCTGTCTCCACCTCAGCATGGAGTTCTTGAGTCATTCCACGTGGCTGGGCGTATTGGGCTTTCGGAAGCACATTGTTCATGGTGTATTCGCCTTGGACACACATGGCAGACGTAAACTGCGTCGAAGCCGTCTTTGTCATAGCCACATAAGCCGTTTGCAGGTACCTGGCGTCGATTTTCCCATTGTAGACTGCCGGTCCATCTTGGTCAAGAAAGCCCACTTCGTCAAGTGGGTCAGCAGGGACGACAGGCGTGATAAGAACATACTCTTCAGGCACGGAGAAGTCGAGTGGCTCGGCAAAGCGCTCAGTGCACTTGACTGCCTCATCCAGTCCGGTGTCGGGCAGATTGACGGGGAAGTCTGCTTTGCCACGCACCGGGACGTTGTCTAAGTGGAAGTCTTCCTTGAGAGGGTACTCATACACTTGCGAGCTGGAGTTATAGAACCCACCGCCGTTAACTGGGAAGGAGTAACCTCGAATGAGTGAGCCTGCTACTAGCGGTGGTTGTCTATGTCCGCGTCTCTCAACATCCATACGCCAATGATCAGCATAACGCTCCAGCTCTGACGATAAGCCAGTTACGACACGCATCTGATACAGCGATTCATGTTTGTTGAGCACGACATAACAGAGCTGCGTGTGGCGTGTGAGTGCAACAACTCGCATACCCTTGGCTGCAGCAAGCATGTGAGTGCTGGAATCAAGAAACAGGGACGTGTAAGGGTGCCGTGCACCTTGTGACGCGGCAACAGTCTTCACCACTGTATCTCCGAAGGACAAATTGTTGGAGGCGTGCGTCCCGAAGCACATGTGATACGCCGGGCACTTACGAAGGAAGTGGCTACACCCGACGTCATGCGTGGAGGTGGCTGTTGACATCGTCTGGGCAGCAATGCACACGAAAGAGTTGAGGAAATGAGAGCATGTTTTGACGTGCATGCCCATTTTCTCAACAATTGTCTCAGCGCGCGGTACGCCCGTGCGCAACGACATCGCAACATCCACTGGCACGGAGTAAGAGACCACCTGCTTGTTGGGCTTGCGTTTGATCCATTGCGCCATATCGCCTGCGAGGAAGTGGCGATCGTTCGAGGCTGCTGACATCTGATCGGAGTCACCAATGAGCAGAAGGTTATGACCCTCAGAAGCAGCGGCCACAACGTGTGAGGGGACATGTTGCCAGCCCTCATCAAACACCACGTTATAACGCTTGCCACGCATGAGAGGCAAACATGTGCCAATATACTTTGACCACGTGACGACAACAGTGTCGAAAACCTTCGCGTACTGCAGCTTCTCCAGGATCTCATCACGCAGATTCCTCGTGGGAGTGACCACAAAGTCCACGCGCTTCGTACCAGTCGCGATCGCATACACCAGCGCGTCGGTTTTGCTTGAACCAAAGGTCGCGTCGATGTATTTGAG